AACAAGAAAATTAATTCTTTTTATTTTTTTAAATTTTAAAAAATAAAACTATATAAAGAAATATTAAATATATATATTTAATAAAATAAATAATAGCAATTATATTTTTTATTCAAATGTCAAAGAAGAAAAAAAAACCTGATAAAGATGAAAATTATAAATCATTATTTAATAATCAAAAACAAAAATCTACTGTTTTTACTATTAAAACAAGTTTAAAATCTATATTAAAAGATTATAATGATAATTATCCTAAAATAAATAATATGGTCAAAGATATGAATGATATAGCAATTATTAGTTATATGTTTATTAAATTATATATTTTGCATTGTTATAAAAATAATAAACCTATACCTGATTTAAATAGAAGAAATATTACTTATTTTATTAAAGCGTGTGGTAAAAAAAGTAATGCTGGTAGAAAATCTAATAATAATGATGAATTTAAAAATGAATTAATTAATTTCTATGATAATGAATTTAAACCGCTACTTAACGGAAAAGATAAATTTGATTTAACTAATAAATGTTTTTTAATTGAATATTTATCAGTTCAAATGGCTACAGCATATAATAATAACATTAAAGAACATTTTATTACACGAATACGAAGATTTATGAATTTAACTAAACCAGAAATTAAATCATTACAAAAAGAACAAGAAAATAAATTATATGATTTAAAATTATTACAAGAGCAAGAATTAAATAATAATGATGATAAAAAAATAATTAATGAAATAAATAATAAATATAAAAAATTAATTAAAGAAACTAATACTTATTATAATAAATTATGGATTGATACTAAAAATTATATATTATTAAATAAAATTGATAAGATACATAATGAATATAAAAAATATGCAACATATATAAAAACTAATTATTTACCAAATACATGCAATGATAATTATGGTCTTGATGTTAAGAAAAATCCTAAAAAATATATAATTCACACCTTAAAAATGAATGATTATATTGAAAATGAAACAAATTTTAAATTATTTCAATCAATTAGTTTAAGAAATTCAATTATACCAAGTTATATAACTATTGATTGTTCTACGTTAATATATTATTTTTTTAGTGGTGAAAAAAATTTAATTAGTAAAATCAAAGATAATAAAGAATATATATGGTCTAAAATATTTAAAACGGAGAAAAAAGTTATGAATGTTAAAAATTATAATATTAAAACAATTCAAACTGACGGAATTGGTTGCTCTATTACTTTTACAAATAATAATTATGATAAGTTTTGTAAAAAAGATAATAGAAATGAAGATTATGTCGGATTAATAAGTAATGATTATGATATTGATAAATATATAACTGATTTAAATGATGAAGATATAGAGATATGTAAAACTAAAAAAATTGTAAGTGTAGATCCTGGAAAACATAATTTAATTTATATGTTAGATGAAAATAATAATAAATTGCGATATACAGGAATACAAAGACGATTTGAAAGTAATAGATTAAGAAATAATTATGTATTATATAAAGAAAAACAAAAACATAAAATAATTGAAGAAGAAACAAAATTAAGTAATTATAATAGTAAAACAAATGATATAAATAAATTTAAAGATTATATAAAAGAAAAATTAATTTTAAATGATAAATTAAAGTTTTTTTATGAAAATGAATTAATGAGAAAAATGAAATGGAGAAGTTATATAGCAAAGAGAAAAAGTGAAGATACATTATTAAATAACATAGAAAAAAAATTTGGAAAAGCAGAAGATTTATTAATTAGTTATGGAAATTGGAACAATTCAAAGCAAATGAAAAATATAATACCAAGTATGGGAATTGGAATGAGAAAATTAATAAATAAAAGATTTAATAGTGTATTATTTGATGAATTTAAAACTTCAAAATTATGTTGTTGTTGTAAAAATGAATTAAAAAATTATAAATGCGATAATAAAAAAATGCATCGTATATTGATATGTTCTACTTGTAAAAGTGATGGCTGTGAAAGCAAAAATATTACTTTTATAAATAGAGATATTAATGGATGTAAAAATATTTTAAATTTATCTTATGAATGGATAAATTCAAAATCACGAGATATTGCATTTACACGAGAAAAATAACAATTGATAATGACACGCCGAAGAACAAAAGACCGATTAAGAAGAAAGCGTGAAAACCCATTATCAACATAGTTTACACCGAATGAAGAAAAAAAAATATTATAAAAAAATGAAATTTATTTTCTTTTTTTTATAATAAAAGTCGGCATTTAAAAATAGAAAAGGTGTAAGTAATACAAAAATAACAGTATTTAAAAATAATACTTAAAAAGTATCAGAATAAGTTCATAATAAGTGAGATTATATACAATGACCTTAAGCATATACCTTCATAGTCCATAATATAAATAAAACTACTGCTGGATAAGCAAGACGAAGCATTAACTTATTATTATATGATATATCTAAATCAACAAGATAATCATCAATATAATAGTCTTCTACAACTTTATTAAGTGATAAACCAATTACTAAAACTAATGCAAAACAAAAGAACTTCATAATTTCCTTCTTTTTATTTCCATATAAATCAAAGAATGATTGTGTATTTTTAATATTTTTTTCATTAAGTTCATTTAAATGTTTGAGTTGCTCATTTAATTCATTAAGTTGCGCCATATTAAGTTCTCGACTTTCTTCTTGATTTGGTTCAAAATGTTCTTTTAATGCACCTTTTTTGGGTAGCTTTGGCGGTGAACCTCCTCCATTACTACGATTGTGAATAACTGCATTTTCATTTGAACGCTGAGTGCGTTTTACTTCATTATTATTCATATGACTAATAGGAACTGAATTTTGCACAATTCCAATATCTTCAACACTTGGTTGAGTTTCATGAGGTTTAGTGTCATTATTTAAAGTATATGATGGATAAGAATCATACATCATAGAATTATCTAATGGTGCAAATGCTGACATATCATTAAGTAATGCCATTATTTATAATTTATAAATATATTATATTAAATATATTATATTAAATTAAGTAATATTATTTTATTATAATTATAGAATAAAAAAAATATTATTAATTAAATAATTTATTATTAATTTACAAAAAAATTTATAATTGATAATTGAATAAATAATAATGGAAGATGTTAATGAATTAGTAGTTAAAGAAATCCATAAACGAGAAGACAATTATTATAGAACATTATATAATATACCAATAAATATAGTTAGAGAATTCATTTTAAAACATAAATTAATTATATATGGCGGATTTGCATTAAATGAACTTTTACCTAAAAAATATAAATTTTATGGTGATGAAGGAATACCAGATTTTGATGTATATATCAAAAATGATTCTGAATCTGAAAGACATTTATATGATAATCCGGGAAATATAATAATTACTAAAGTTCAAAATTTTCTTATGAGTTTAAAGAAAAAAATTGGAACAGCACAAAAGAAAACAAAAAAAGTAACTGGATGGGATATAAACTTAAAATTATCTGCACAATTATCAGCATTAAAAGAAACAACTATTAAAATTATAATGAATGAAATAGATTTACTTGATTTATCAATTATGAGTAAATCACAATTTGAAAGAAATATGTATATGTATAATATGCATAAAAAAGATATTAGAAAAAATTTAAGTGCAGATTTCGTAATTAACCCTATTGCGTTAAAAATGGCCTTATACTATGAATTAGGTAAATTAGATTCTGCTGATAGATGGGGAAAATTATATAAACGAATGAAATTAATTGATAAACATTTTTATAATGCAGCATATTTAAATCCAAATAAATTTATATTTTTAAATGATAAAATAGATTTAAAATATAAGAAAAATAGATTAGTTATTGATTTACAACTAATGTCATTAAGAGAAGCCAAAAAGAATATGGTAATAGTTGGTGGTGGATATGATTATTTAATAAAAAATAAGCATAAATTAACAACAATATTTAATATAGAAAATTATAAAAAGACTACACCACTTATTAATTATGATATAGATTTAGATTTATTTATTTTAAAAGATGTATTTGCTGGATATACTAAACAAGTAATGAAATTTAAAATTGATTTAATTAATAAATTAAATAAATATTTAACAAATAAAAAATCTGAATATAATATTTTTATTATTGAAAAAGAAAGAGACTTATTTATTCCATTATGTATGGAAATTTATATTAGAAAAGAAGATGAAATGCATATGTTATTTCGATTTAGATATTTAGATAATGGATGTATGACTTTTAGATTTGTTAATGGTCAAAAACATATGAATTATTTCTCAAATACTCAATGGATGTATTTAAATTTAATGAATAAATATACTAATAAAGAACAGCGTCAATATTATTGGAAATTAATTTATCATATGGATAAAACAATAATGAGTATAAAAAATGTAAAGGACTTATTTAAAATTCCATGTATTGGTGAGTTTCCAGTTCCAGTTCAAGCAGAAGAAGATTTATAATATATTTTATATTTTATTTTTTATTTTTTTTTAGAATTTATTTAATTTTTTTTATAATTTATTAAAATTTTTTTTATAATTTATTAAAATTTTTTTTATAATTTATTTATATTTTTTTTATAATTTATTTATATTTTTTTTAATATCATTATATAATAATGTAGTATAATAACATAATAATAATTAATAATAATGAATAATATAATATTTGATTTAACTTGTTATTTGATATTAGTTTTCGGCATATTATCCAGAATTATTCATGACTATTTTTCAGGCAATATACCTCTTGAATCAATTACCGTTATTACATTTGTCTTTATAGTAATTGGTTTAACAGCTTATTATCAAGTATATCAACCATATTTAATATTTGGTAATTCGGAAAATTTACCTTTTAGCCGGATAAGAAAAATATTAGTAGATGGATTAACTCCAAATTATGATGATAATGATAATGAAAATAATAAAAATATTACATATATAGCTTTGCAGATAATATTAACTTTAGGTTTGCATGGGGTTGTGCAGATAATATTAACTTTAGGTTTGCTTTTATTGGTAAGTGGAATTGCTTTAATTATATATTATAATTTATATAAGATTGTTTATATTGGTGAATTATTAATATCTCAAATAGTATATTTCATAGTGTATTTTATATTAATGATATATAGTATAACTATGAAATTAATAGAATTAGGTTATGATATAGTAGGAGAAATAACATCTAATAATATTTTTAAAAAATATACATTTAATAT